TCAAGCTTTTTTCTTGTGTTAATTAAATCCTTTAAGTTTTTAAACATGTTGCGTTGTTTTGGTGTAAATTTAGTAACTATTTTTTGAATTCCGGTTTTTACCGAATGAAATGTTAGTAATTCCGCCTCTTTGGTATTGGTCGAATTCACCCGCAAAGGCATAGCAAATTAAATAATCAAACAAATCTGTAAAGTGACCGACTTTTTGATAACGAACTTTTGTTTTAGTATCAGTTTCCATTTCTTTTAGCTTTGTTCCGTCTGCAGCCTCTTTTAAAAGTACAAAATCGTTTATTGTTTTTTTACACTTATCATTTATTATAATTTTTATACCACCTATTTCTTTATCTAGTACTGTATTAATCCACATACCTCTCATTGCAACGCTCGGATTGCTGTTTAACACCCTCATTTGCGGTTTGTAAACTGATAATTGGTCGACTATTAGCCTATAAAAATTGTAACCTTTTTCTAGTTTTGTATCTTCTTTTTTTGCAGTTGCGTCGCCATAAATAAATAACCCACCTGAGTGAGAAGGGTATTTTCTTATAAACTCATTACAAACTTGTCTAATAGTATTATTTGGTGTTACCCCCGCAATTTCATCTATCATACGTACCTCTTTGTCTTTTATTTGGAAAATACCACATGGCAGATAAGGGTTTACGTTATCATCCCAACTAATATGTAAGGCCAAATTAGGGTCGTAATAGCATTGGCCTACGTGTCGGTCAAGCTCAAAGCATTTGTAAAATTCGCCCCCGGTTTTTAATTGAATATTCCAATTACCCTCTACAAATACCTCATATTGGTATCTAGGAAGCATTTTTAAGCTATCTAAATAATCCGTAGGTATGAACGGGTTGTCGAATATTCTAGCTGGAATATAAGCATACCCTTCATTTAAATTTTTGTTTTCCCATTTGTCGTAAATCCTATCTTTTAACCATCCATTTGTTGGGTTTGCAGTCATTACTATTTTACTAGGGCAGCCTTTTGAGTGAAACCACGAACCGCTACGTTCTATTACCTTATCAAAAGTAACCTCTTGTATTTCGTTTGCTTCATCAATAAATGCACCATTTATCTCTAATCCCCTAAATCTATTTAATTCCTTGTCAGTATCAAACCCTTCTGCCATAAATATAAATTGACTACCATTTGTCAATGTAACCGTCATACTTTGTTGATTAAAGTCTTTTATATACTGCCCAAAACCGTTTTGAATAAACTCATTAAAAGTTACTAATAATGTCCTTTTTAGCGTTGGGAGGGTTTCTCTTAAAAATAACCAACGACTACGGGGGTACTTAAAGGCAATAGTAAAGGCGTAAAGTACTAAAAAATAGCTTTTACCCCCACGAATAGCCCCGCCATAAAGAATAATCTTATTGGTTTCACAAGCCCGAAACGCCTCCCTTTGTTTATGCGTTGGCCGTACCGTTATCGCTCCAGTCGATGATAATTGGTTTTGCAATTGTTAGATTTTGGTCTATTGTTTCCTTTGGTTTGCCATAAGCACGGTCTAAAAGTATCTGTGCGGCCTTTGTATCACCCTTTGCAGCTTTTGCCCTTAAAGCGGCTAATATTGCCTGTGCTGCCGAAATTCCGTCCTTTTCATCACCTAATACCTCTGCCATTAAATCATCCAACTTCGGCAGTTTTTTGGGCCGGCCATTTGGATTGCCCGATTTGCCCTTTGGGAATGGTTTAAGCCCCGATATATTTCTTTTCACATTTGCCATAATACGCTGTTTTTACGCTGTTTTAGGGGTATAGGGCTTGCCGTTCTTTTTTACTACAATTGAAGGTTCAAGTTTAACCATACGGTCTATTATCACTTGGCAATATTTAGGGTCAAACTCTACCAAGTAAGCCTTTCTATTCATTTGGTGACAAGCAACCATTGTAGTACCGGAACCGCCAAAGCCATCTGCTACAATATCTCCTTGTTTGCTGCTGTTTCCTATTTGGTAGGCAAAAAGCGGTATAGGTTTCATTGTGGGGTGTTCAGCGTTTCTGCTTGGGCGGTCAAAGTTTAAAACGGTTGTTTGCTTTCTATCTGAATACCATCCATGCGCTGCACCTTCTTTCCACCCGTATAGGCAAGGTTCATGCTTCCATTGATAATCTTGACGTCCCATTACCATGGTTTGCTTTACCCAAATAAGGCATTGCTTTACCATTATGCCCGCATCGGACATGGCTTTTCTAAAGTTTGCGCCCTCACTATCTGCATGCCATACATACCATGCACCGCCAGCTTTTGTATAGCTTCCCAATGCTGTATAGAAGTCATAAAGAAATTGGTAAAAATCGCCGTCGCCCATGCTATCATTCTCGATTGTTAGCTTTTTCTTGGTTTTACCTTCGTATGCTACATTGTAAGGCGGGTCAGTTATTACCAAATCGGCCATTTGTTCGCCTAATAAGGCCTTAAAAGTGTCCGTTTGAGTGCTATCCCCACAAATGAGGCGATGATGCCCTATATCGAAAATATCGCCTAATACTATATCAGTTTTTATTTCGTCCGGTATTTCATAGTCGTCCTCTTCAGCGTCTAATTCTTTAACGGCAAAATCGGGTATATCTAATCCCCAATCGGTAAGCTGTTTCATATCCCAATCATTTGCCAATTCATCCCAGTCCCATTCGCCAAAGCCAACATTGTCCTTTATTAAAAATTCATTTTTTTGCTCCTCCGTCCAATCGTCAGCCAACATAATCGGTAATTCTTTTAAACCAACAAATTGTGCCGCCTTTAGCCTCATATTACCCCCTAAAACTACATATTTGCCATCTGTGTCGGTAAAACAAATAAGCGGTCGCTTTTCTAGCATTTCGGGAAAATCAGTTATCGACTTAACCAATTTGTTAAACTTATCATCCTTAATAACACGAGGGTTTTTAGGGTTAGATTTTATTTTTTCAATTTTCACTTGCATTATTGATATCATGTGGCAAATATATATTAAAAATCTTTTAAATCAGGGTTACCCCCTAAATTAAAGTCTAAATAGTCTTTTTTGTAAAGTATATTGGTCCCGGCCATATAGGTTAAAACCTTACTCAAGGCTTCTATTTCGTCGTTACCGTAGTGATGTACTATGATTTTGTCAACGTACAAGGAAGCTTGAAAACATTTAACAACGCTTTCAAGCTTTTTCACTTGCACCTTATACCCGTTTATTACTAGGGTTCTCATACAATGTTGTGTTTATGCCAAAACATGTAAGCAAATGGGAAAACTGCCCAAAAAACGATTAATGCTACTATCATACTATCTATTTTTAATTGTGTAAGTTATTAAAATTATTATTGAAATAATCAAAAACCACATAACGGCTATTTCGGTTTTTGTGTTTCTCGGCCTCATTTTTTTATATTAAAGGTTTCGTTTACAAATATTCTTATTTGGTTGCTTTTATAGTGCCTGACAATTCCCCCATCGCACAAAATTACGCACCAAATGTCATTTTCTAACATTCCGCTATTTGTAACATACAAAGCGTAACCGTTTTTGTTGCCTTCCACTACTACCGGAATAGGTTTGCTAAATTCCAACATAGATTAAATTTAAAATACCCCCGCCCGTTTGTAACCTAACACCCTATATTTTGTTAATTAATGATTGACGGGGGTAATATGTTTAATAAAATGGGCTTGGGTTTGTTGGTTCTACCGATTCGCTTAAAAGCCTGACAATTTCATCATCTTGCTTTTTCAATTCATATTCTAGCATCTTAACTTTATATTCTAAAGCTTTGACCTTTTCCCTTAAAGCGTCGTTTTCTAATTCCAATGTGTCAATATACGTTCCCAATCTCATAATTTATATTTTTGAATAATGAATTCTAATTCTGCCCGGGACCATTTTTTTACTTCCCTATGGTTGTTTTCTAGCCATTCGACTTTCTTTTCGCCTATCTTATTAATCAAATTTTTACGGTATCCCACCAAATGGAATTGATTAAACCCGTTACAGCCTTTACACTCCCCGTGTACGTTATCCTCGTTAAATCTTAAAGCCGAACTATTTTTAACCGGGACGTAATGGCCGGCGTCCATTTGGCTAACATCTTTAACCATTCCGCAACTAATACAGCGAAACCGGCTTCCGTCTAAGTCGCGTTGCCTTATCCAAGTATTAAAAATCCTTTGTGCCTTTGCTAAAAGCTTAGGAAGCGTTATTAAATTCATCTAGTTTTACTTT